AAGCGCAGGCGGCACAGGCACAAGCCCAGCAGCAGATGCAAGACCCCGTAGTGCAGATGCAGCTACAAGAGTTGCAGATCAAAAAGCAGGAAGCAGATACCAAGAAGCAAAAGGTCTTGGTTGATGCGGCGATCGCCTCCGACGCGCAAAAACTTCGGGAGCAAGAGGTCTCAGGCAAGCTGCAACTGGAGGGGCTTAAATTATCGACAAAGATTAAAGCAGACCAACAGCGCCAGACTTTTGAGCAAGAGCACGCCGGATTAAAACTCGGAGCGCAAATGGACAAAGACAAACGGGCGCAAGCCATGACCGCTTTGCAATCAGTTAATCAACTTAACAAACCAACATCATGATCCAAGACTTCGCACGCGTATTGCGCGAAAAAATACGCACTGACATGAACAACTACGCCGATGATCTGGCGGGGGGAGCGTGTCGCACTTTTGACGAGTATCAAAAACTCTGTGGGGTTATCTCGGGTCTAGCCCTTGCAGAGCGTTATCTCCTTGACCTGCTTGAGAAAGTTGAAAGAGCCAATGAATAGTATTGATCTCTCCCCCGGTGCTTTTGCACTGCCTGATCCCATCCAACCAATGGATGCACCTGAACCCGAGGCAACCGCTGAGGAAAGAGCCACGCAGTTACCTACCCCACAAGGGTGGAGAATTCTGTGTGCAGTACCTGAAGTCGATCAAAAGATTGCAGGGACATCACTTGATTTAGTGCGGGATACTGCCAGTTTGCGCCAAGAAGAACATGCAACCACCGTGTTGTTTGTTATGAAAGTTGGTGCAGATGCGTATGCCGACAAAACCAAGTTCCCCACCGGGCCGTGGTGCAAAGAAGGCGATTTTGTATTGGTGCGCACATATACCGGTACAAGATTCAAAATCTTTGGCAAGGAGTTCCGTCTCATCAACGACGACCAAGTTGATGCTGTTGTGCAAGACCCACGCGGATTAACCCGCGCTTAAAGGAATTAATATGCCTGATGAATTTAAATTCCCAGACGAAATTGAAGATAAAAAAGTAGATATTGAAATCGAAGGCGATGGAGATATTGAAATTGAAATCGAAGACGATATCCCTGAACGTGACCGGGGCCGCAAGCCACTGGAAAAAGAAGTGGTTGACCCCACTGAGGAAGAAATTGAATCTTACTCAGACAAGGTAAAGAACCGCATCAAGGAACTTACTCACGCCCGTCACGACGAGCGCCGGGTCAAAGAAGCCGTCCTGCGGGAAAAGGTGGAGCTTGAAAACCTTGCCCAGCATTTGGTTGAAGAGAACAAGCGTCTCAAGCAAAATGTATATACAGGGCAGGAAGCGGTTATTGAGGGGGTCAAGCAAAAGGCTGACACAGAACTCCAAATGGCCCGCAGCAAGCTAAAGGAAGCGCAGGAATCCTTTGATACAGATGCCATCATTGAGGCCCAAGAAGCCGTGATGGATGCCAAAATTCGGCTTGAGCAGACGAAAAATTTCCGCCCAACCCCTTTACAGCAGGAAGATTTTCCTGTACAAACGCAACAAGTTCAGTCAAAACCGGTTCCCCCGGACGAGAAAACCCTGCGCTGGCAGGCAAAAAACCAGTGGTTTGGGGCGGATGGTTTTGAAGAATACACCAGCTACGCGCTAGGGCTGCATAAAAAACTAGTACAAAACGGGGTTGATCCCCGCTCTGAGCAATACTTCGAGCAAATTGATGCTCGCTTACAGTCTTCGTTTCCTAGTTTATTCAAGGGAGCAAAAGACAGGCCTACGTCCGGTGAGGGTTCCAGACGACCTACTACCGTGGTTGCTTCCGCATCTCGTTCTACGAGTGGAGGTAAAGTTCGGCTAACAAATACGCAAGTTGCGTTAGCAAAGAAATTCGGTTTAACCCCGCAGCAATATGCTGTTCAAGTAGCGAAATTGGAGAATCAAAATGGCTGAAGTTCAAAACCGTACAAATCGTGATCTAGCGACACGCGACAAATCTGTTCGTTATGTTTATAAACCGTCGAGTTCTTTGCCCGACCCTACTCCTGAGCCCGGATACACATATCGCTGGATAGCGACTGCGGTACACGGTAATGCAGAAGTAATGCGGCCTAACGTGTCACGCAAACTGCGTGATGGGTATGTTCCGGTAAAGGCAGAGGATCATCCAGAGCTTATGATCGTTGGTAATGAAAAGTCAGGTAATGTTGAAATTGGTGGACTCATGCTTTGCAAGATTCCTACCGAGAAGGCAGAAGCTATGGCTGAGTATTACAACGGTGAAGCTCAAAACCAGATGGACTCGGTGGATAACAATTTCATGCGACAAAATGACCCCCGCATGCCGTTATTTGCAGACCGCAAGTCTTCAGTAACACGCGGTGGATTTGGAAATGGTGTTAAGTAATTAGGAGTCCTTAAATGGCAGCAGTAGCATCCCCCTACGGCCTACGAGCCGTAAATGAGTTGGGTGGTACACCTTATGCAGGTGCAACCACCTCCTATCTCATCGACCCCGCCGGTACGGCCTCTAGCATTTACAACGGCTCGCCCGTGTATGTAAATGCAAACGGCTATCTGGCAGTAGCAACCGCAACCGGCGCAGACGCGACGACTAACGGATTCCCCACAGGTACGGCTAATACCGGTATCGTTGGTGTGTTTGTTGGCTGTTCGTATATCAACGCACAAGGCCAAGTGATCTATGCTCAGTATTACCCCACGGGTACGACTGGCGTGATTAATGCCTACGTGGTGAGCGACCCCGGCGTTGTGTTCCAAGTTCAGTCTGCTGGCTCTGTCACGCAAGCTGCTTTGGGCGCAAACGTGTTCTTCTCGACTGGCGCAGTGGCAACCGGTAGTACTTCTACTGGCAACTCCACCGCATCTGTTGTAGCAGGCTCTAGCGCCGTCACTACCACCGCCGCGTTCCGCGTTGTTGGTTTTGTCAACATGCAAGGTTTCTCTGTTGTAGGCGATGCCTTCACAGACATCCTTGTGAAACTTAACCCCGGCTATCACAGCCACACCAACGCAGTTGGCCTGTAAGGAGTAAATCATGGCTATTTCACGCGCACAACTGCTTAAAGAGTTGCTACCCGGATTGAACGCACTGTTCGGTTTGGAGTACGCACGTTACGGCGAGCAACACAAGGAAATCTACGAAACCGAGAAATCGGAGCGTAGCTTTGAAGAAGAAACCAAGCTGTCCGGCTTCAGTGCTGCACCAGTGAAGAACGAGGGTTCTGCCATTGCTTATGACAATGCGCAAGAAGCGTTCACCGCTCGGTACAGCCATGAAACCATTGCACTTGGCTTCTCCATCACGGAAGAGGCTGTGGAAGATAACTTGTACGACTCCCTGTCGGCTCGTTATACCAAGGCTTTGGCCCGCGCTATGGCGTACACCAAGCAAGTTAAGGCTGCATCGGTTATCAACAACGGTTTTACCAACTCCTCCGTGTACTACGGCGGCGACGGCGTGCCTTTGTTCTCTACCGCGCACCCGCTTGTTAACGGTGCGACAAACAGCAACCGTCCATCTACCAATGCTGACCTGAATGAGACTTCGTTGGAAAACGCAGTTATTCAGATCGCCGCTTGGACTGATGAGCGCGGCCTGTTGATTGCAGCTAAGCCCCGCAAGCTGGTTATTCCACCTGCTCTGCAATTCGTTGCTACTCGTCTGTTGGAGACCAGCCTGCGTGTTGGCACTACCGACAACGACATCAACGCTTTGAAGAACAACGGTTCAATCCCTGAAGGCTACACCATTAACAACTTCTTGACCGACACAAACGGTTGGTACTTGTGTACTGATGTGCCTAACGGACTGAAGCACTTCGAGCGTACTGCGCTGACTAACTCAATGGATGGTGATTTTGATACGGGGAATGTGAGATACAAGGCCCGTGAGCGTTACAGCTTCGGCTGGTCTGATCCTCTGGGCATGTTCGGTTCGCCCGGTTCGTCCTAAAAACCAAGGGTTTATCCCTAGTTTTAAGGCCCTTCGGGGCCTTTTTCTTTGTCTGTGTTATGCTACACTAATTACCTGTAACTAAGTTTTAGGAGCTAACATGGACACCACAAACCTACCCAAGACCCGCAGCGAAGCCAAAGCACAGGGAGCCAAGTATTACTTTACGGGAGAGCCCTGCAAGCAGGGGCATATAGCCCCCCGCAAGACCAAGGGGGTGTGCGTAGAGTGCCTAAGGGTTGAGTGGCAAGCGCAAGCGGTGGTTCGTGCAGACTACTTTGCGGCCTACAACAAGCGCAATGCAGTAAAAGACGCTAAGCACGAGTGGTATCAAACTAACAAAGAGCAGGTTATCCTCGCAGCTAATACACGCCCAGCAGAAGTAAAACGTGAGTACCGGAATACTTGGAAGGCCAACAACAAAACGCAAATTAAGGCCGATACAAAGGCGCGGCGGCGTAAACATCGGCTAGCCACTCCACCTTGGCTTACTCGGAAACAAAAGTCTGAAATTAGGCAAATTTACCAAATTGCCATTACCATGACTCAGACCACTGGGGAGCAGTATGTTGTAGACCACATCATCCCCCTACGTTCCGATTATGTCTGCGGGCTACATGTACCGTGGAACCTGCGAGTCATCACCCAAGAAGAAAATTTAAAAAAGTCTAACAAGGTACTAGACACGCCTTGAAAATAGTGTATATTGCAGCCATTCCGGGCTTTCCGGTGCATCAAACTGTCCCGGCAGACGACATACCGATTGATGCACTTCACTTGTATGTAAGGAATTATCATGGGATTCGCAACTCATCTCGGCCCTTGGCTGCTCGGCACGGTTAAAAACACCACTGGCACTACCGCTGGCACGATCCGTAATATGGGCGCAACTATCGTTGCCCAGACCTATACCGCAGCCACAGCCACTATTTTGGCATCCCCCACCGCAGTACAGATGTTTGTGCTACCTGCGGGCGCTAAGATTGTTCGCTTTGGCCTTGAAGTTAATGTTGCCCTGACTGGCGCGACTAACTGCGGCGTTACCATTGGCAGCAGCGGCACTGCCAACTTGTACATGGCCTCGGTCAACACCGGCACTTCAGCGGTTCAAACTCCCCCCGCCACTATTGCAGCGGCTACTTCAGGTGTTTATGACAGCATTGGCACAACTGATGCGATTATCTTTGGTACGTTTACCGCAGCTACTGCTGACGCTACTGCCGGTACGATTACTGTCACTGTTGAGTACATCGTTCGTGACTCTGACGGTTCAGCTAACCCAACCGCCACTCAGCAGTAATTAATCTTGGGGGCTTCGGCCCCCTAATAACAGGAGATTAATTATGATGCAGACAGACGTTCAAGCAGTACACGTTGAAGCTACAGGCACTATGGTGTCTGGTCGTGTACGTGTTAAAGGCTATCAGTTTTTAGGGGGCGGTACGGCGGGAGATATTATTCTTCGGGACGGCGGCGCTTCTGGAACTGTACGGCTTCAATTTAACATTTCCGCTACACCACTGAATCCGTTATCGTTTACGATTCCCGGAGAGGGAATTTTGTTTTACACGGATGTACACGTAACGCTACCCGCCACCGCAAAAATTACGGTGTTCTATGGCTAAGAAAAAAGGCCCAGTTCTCTCTGTAGGCCGGGGCGAGAAGCTACCGGTCTCTAAGGGGGCTGGGCTGACTGCCAAAGGACGGGCTGTTTACAATAAAGCTACAGGGTCTAATCTGAAGGCTCCACAGCCTCAAGGCGGCAAACGCAAGGACTCATTTTGTGCGCGGATGTCAGGTATGCCGGGGCCGATGAAAGATGAAAAAGGCAAGCCTACCCGCAAGGCGGCTTCCTTAGCTAGATGGAAATGCTAGGAGTAAAGTATGGCTGATGATCCAGTAAAACGCTTGGAAAAATATGTACCGCTTAAATATGAAGATTTGAATACGGGCGCAATCCCTAGAATGTATAGTGGTTTTCCAGCCGCAACACGCGCAGAAAATCTTGCAGCGGGAGAGGGGCGCAACGCTGCATCATATATGCGTGACGCAGCAATAGACGTAGAAAGAGGAATAGAGCTACGTCCAAAGCAAAAAGAAAATGTTGACAAG